TGTTTCAGCAATCGAAAATCACATTCAAGGTTTTTCTGGTGCTGGTTTTGATGATACCGCAGATTGGACAGGCCCTTATGTTTCGGGTACAAAAGTATTTAATCCATTAAGCCGTTCAACTGGTGAAACGACATATCCTCGTGGTATCCAATTCACAATGCACTCTAAACGTGTTGATGCTGGTACTATACAAGTTTATGGTACTGCAAGTTGGGAACAAATTCAAGATACTAAAACACAATATGGTTTTGACCTAATGGGTATGATTTCTGACGTATTAGTTCATAACTTATCAACTACAATAAGTTTACACTTATTAAACCGTCTATTTGCATTAGGTTGGACACATAATTCGCAATTCTACACCACACAAGGTTATACTGCAAATATTTCTTTATTGCAATCAGGTAACACTACATCAAAAACATATGTTGGTATGACTGATACGACATCAGGTACAGTTGCAATTGCAGTTCAACAAGCAGTTGATGATACTGCTGAAAATCAATTGTCAAGAGTTCAAAAAATACGTCAAGCAATCATGCAAGCTGCTGGTGCAGTTCAACACAGAGGAAAACTTGGCGCACCAAACTTTTTAGTTTGTAACTCAAGAATTAGAACAATTTTAGCACAACAAACAAATTGGTTTTTAGCTAAAACTGACATTTCAGTAGAATCTGGCTCTTTATATGAAGCAGGAGAATTTGAAGGAATGAAAGTTTATGTTGACCCACTTATGCAATGGTCAGATACACGTGTATTGATTGGACGTAAAGGTAAAGATACTGACCCAGGATTGAAATTCTTACCTTACTTGATGGCAGAAGAAGTTCGTTTTATCAGCGAAGGTACATCGTCACCAAAAATCGTAATGAAATCACGTTACGCTGTAGCAGAAGTTGGTTTTTATCCACAAAATCAATACTACACACTATTCATCGAAGTTCCAACTACATACTAAGATAGTTGGAATATAAAACAAAAAAGGACACTATATAGTGTCCTTTTTTTATTTATAACATATAAAAAATTATAAAGATTTTGTTAAATTATTTAATTCAGATATACTATCAGTTTTTAAAGTTGATAAATCAGAAAACAAATCTTTAACTTTTTTCTCTTTAGCTTGTATTTTTAATTTAAAAGAATTTTTATCTTTTATTTCTTTAGCATTATTATATGAATCAACCAAAGAAACAATATCTTTTATTGAATTTTTTATATCTACAGTAATATTATTTATTTTTTCTAACTTTTTTTCAAAATCAGATTTTATACCTTCGTTAACAATATTATTACTAATAATTTCATTAAAATTTTTCATACTTTTTAATAATATATATTTAATCTAAAACATTTATAAAATTATAAACTATAATAATTAAAATAATTATTATAAATGGAAGAAATAAAATACACTAATGAAGATTATGTCAATATAATCTTATCTGCTATTTCTAAAGGTCAAAAATATGGAGTTTATAGTTTAGCAGAATCACATATAATATTTAAAGCAATATCATCATTATTTCCTAACAATATTGAAATTCTTTCAAAAGAAAAAAACACAAAAAAAGAAAAACAAGAAGAAAAAATAAATGATTTTCAAGAAGAAAAACCAGAAATGCTTTTAAGTTAAAATAATAAAAATATGAATATAATAAATAAACCTTTACCAAAAGACGAATATAGAAGCACAAAAACTAAAAAAACATCTATATGTATTCACCATACCGCAGGTGGACATAATCCATTAAATGTTATTTCAGCATGGGATAATGATACTCTTGGTAGAGTTGCAACACCTTATATTATAGGTGGAATATCAACAAGAGATAAAAATGCAGAACATGATGGATTAATATATCAATGCTTTTCAGAAGATTATGACTGTTCACATATTGGAAAACCGCCTATTGACTTTTCAACTATTGGTATAGAAGTATGTAATTATGGTTATTTAACAAAAAGCACAGACGGAAAATATTATACATATGTACATAGCGAAGTTCCTGAAGATATGGTTTATACAATAAACGAAGGTTGGAAAGGATACAAGCATTTTCATAAATACACAACCAAACAAATAGCATCCTTAAAAGAATTATTACTTTATTTAAGTAATAAATATAACATAAATATTAAAAAGCAATGGATTATATCCAAATTTACAACATCAACTTCAGCATTAAAAAACGAATCTGGTCTTTGGACGCATGTTAATTATAGAAAAGACAAAACAGATATGCACCCACAACCTGAATTAATCGAAATGTTAAACTCATTATAAAGGATTTTTATGACAGACTTAGAAAAATTTAAAAATTTATTTCCAAACATCAAAGTAGATATTGTTAATAACAACGAATATGAAGACACTGACTTCATTAGCGGAAAATTAATCTACCCTAAAATAAATTTTAAAAAAAAACCATTAAACCCATATGGTATGACAGACATACCAGCATCTTATGGATGCGTTCAATTTATTTCTGGAAAACACAAATACAAAACTTTTAACATAAAAGTCGCATTCATAGATATTTATTCAACATATATTTATTTAGAAAATAAAGAAACATATAATTTTTATGATGGATTAGATAAACTATTTATCATAATAAATTCAAAAAAATCGAAATTGAAAAAAAAACAAATAGATTCTTTATTACAAGAAACATCAGAACATATGTTTAATATCAAAACAAAAAACAAATTAGATGAAAACATGAGAAATAAGAAAATTAAAAAATTAAATGAATTAAAAAATATATTAAATATAACCGATATTGAGAATATAGAAAATTATTTAAAAAATAAAAATAAAACATGATACCATTAGAAGAATTTCAAAAACATTTTCATGTAGATATAGTTTCAGAAGATTACTATAACAATATAGATTTAAATGACAAAGGAGAACGTGTTATTGGAAAACAAATAGAACAAGAAAACATTGACGATACCGTAGAACCAATAAATCCATATAACGCAACACCACCAAATTATTATGTTCAATTTGTCGCAACGGCACAAAAAGGAAATGTTTTTAAAGTAGCAATGGAATACATTAAAGACGGAGAAGAATATATTAAATTAGAAAACGGAATAGCTTGGAAAAAACATGAAAATTTAAACAAAATTTTCATTATTTTAACAGATTTAAAAGCAAAATTAACTGAAGAAGAATTAAAAACATATGACCCAAATTATCATGATAATATGAAAAAACTTCTTTTTGGGAAAAACAAACAAATAGAAAAAAAAGTAGAAATAAATCAAATATCAACAAACCAACAAAAGCCAATTATGGAACAAGACAACAAACAACAAAACAACATTTCATCTATGGCATCTATGATATATTCATCATCAAAAAAAGTAGAAACAACATTTGAAGATTTACAATTGTCATTAAAAATGCCAACAAAATTATTTATGAATAACGCAAAAGATATGTATGATGAAAATATTTGTGCAGAATTAATATCTCAAATTTTTAACGATATTGATTTAGTAACATTAAAAGAAGCAATAAAGAAAAAAATAGTGGATTACTACAACAATGAACAATAAAGAATTCATACATTACACTACAGCAGAAGGGGACGAAAAAATATTATCCCCATACATAAATTTAATCGTTCTCCCTTTTTTTAAAAAAGAAAACAAAATGTTTTCTCTATTAGTAGAAAGAGACCATGATGGCAATATAAATGTTTTATCATGCAAAAAAGACAATCAAAGTTTTGCTACAGATATTGTTTCAAGTTTTATATATGAAACATTTTTACAATCAAATATAAATATAGAATATTTAGGAAACTTAACATCTTCTGAAAAAAAATACAACAACACATATTATAAAGTTTATGCTTTTGATGCTTCAAATTTACCAACATTGGAATATGATAATTCTAAAATAATAGAATTATCGTTATATGATATAGCAGTACAAGGAAACAACACATTATTATTAGCATGTTTAATTAAATTACTAAAGGAACAATGGTATGACACAAACAGAGACAACAACGCAACAGAACAATGATAGCGAATTAATAGAAACACCACTTATTGATATGCCAATAGAAGAAAGAAATGCTATGTTAGAATCAGCATTAAGTTCTATGAACAATAATGATAAACAATTAGCATTAAATAATATTCAACAAAATTTTCTATTGAAATCACATAGAGGAAGAAGACTTTTAGAAAAAAGAAATAAATGGTTCAGGAAAAAAAATAAAATGTCATTATCAGAATGGACTGAATTTATTTATAACAAACAGTTAAACGGTAAAGATATACATAAAAACAATACAAATTCTGTTATCTTAGAATTAGAAAATTTTTATAAAGAAAAAGAAAAAAATTTAAGAGAACATTTAAAAAATAAAGGCAAAGACGAAAATTATATTAATATGATTTTAGAAAAAAATGCTTCTATTTTAGAAAAAAATTTAGATAAAAGATTAACAAATGAAATAAATAAAAAAGAATCTAAAAAATTAAATGGTATTAATTTTTCTTGGAAATCAGAAAGAAGAAAATTAAAAGAAAACAAGTAATAAAAAAGGCGGTCAATGACCGCCTTTTTTATATTATTATGTTATCTTTTTTATAAATTCAAAAGGCGTAACATTATATTTTTGACACAAATTGTATATACATATAGCTATATTTTTTTCAGAACTCAAATTTGTTTTGTTATTTATCTCAACAAATAATCCATCATTTCTAATATTTTTCAATGTGATTTTATCAACATCTATGTATCCAGCAACTAATTCCCTACACCAAAAGTCAAAAGTTTCATTATTTTTATAAAAACCATCAATAATTTCAAAATCAAGATAACCGATATAATAATTTTCATTATCGTATTCGTAACCACTTTTAAAAGCGTCAGAATAGTTAAACAACGGAAATTTTATTTTAACTTCTTCCGAACATAAAAAATAATTATATTTCTCTATTTTGCTCATACATTACTTTATTTTTTAACATCATAATAATCAAAAACATCTTTTAACTGATTTTCATCTTTCACAAAAAAATATTCGCCATTTTTAACCACATCAATAATAAATGTTTTGGGAGAAAAAGGATAATTTTTAATATACTGAAGGCTTTTTAATTTTTTATTTTCGTTATATAAAACACAATTATCAGTAAACGTATAATCACCGTTTTCATCTTTAGACCTAAATTTAATTGCATAAATATAATAACTACCATTTTTATCTTTAAATAAAGCAGAATTTCTATTGTTTTGAAAAATAGAACCTTTTTCTTCATTAGAATATAAAGATATATCATTCCATTCATCATCTTCACCAGTTAATTCAGATAATGTTTCGTGTAAACATAATTTTTTTACGGCACTTGATATTATCTCAGCATAATATGGAGCAGAACCACCAGTTTGACCACTATTTCCAAATTTATCAACTAAATTTAAAATTTCATCTTTAAACTCTAAAACAATTGCATCACTATATTTTTGTTCTAAAATTTCAAATTCTTGTTCCGCTAAACTTTTAGTATTCAACATATATTTTCCTTTAAAATATAATTAATGTTTTATATTATATGGTTAACAAAAAAAAAAATGTTTAAATTGTTGATATTTTATATTAAAATATATACCTTAAACAAAATTTATGTTTAAAGACCAACTTATCGAACTAATGAATGATGAAATTTCATTATCGGGTTCTTTACCATTTACATTACCAGAAGATGAAACTAACCGTATAATAAATGATAGCTTACGTTATTTTTATCAATATTATGATTTATCAGTAGAAGAACGTTGGTATGTAGCAAAAAAAGATATTTTTAAAACAAAAGATGAATGGAAAAGAAATAGAGCAATAAAATTGCCCGATTGTGTAATGTCAACTTTTATATGCCATGAAATAAGAGGTGGTTCTTATTTAGGAATATTAGATAGGGAAATGTCAGAACAACGTTTATTCGCAACAGAATTATTCTTAACACCATTTACTTCAGATGATTTAATGCAAAGAACAGCATATTGGGCATATTGGGATTTAACAAAAGCATTTTTTCTTAGAGAAGTTCAATTTAATTTTAATATAAATACACACCAAGTAATAATAACTGGACGCGACCCACAATCAGACATATGTTTAAGAACATTAGTAAAAATACCAGAAGAATATTTATTTGATGACCCATTATTTGTTGATTATGTTAAAGGTAAAGCATTAGTAAGCATGGGTAGAATATTAACAGCATTTAACGCTAATTTAATAGGAGATTTTACAATAAACCCACAAGATTACATAACAAGAGGAGAAAAAATGATAGCAGATACAATAAACACAATAAACGGAGAAAGAACTGGAAATTGGTTTTGGACATTTAATTAAAATATTAAATATATTTAAATTTTATTTAACAATTAAATTAAAACAATAATATATTAGATATTTGTTTAAACTTTTTTACTTTTTTTAAAAAATAAAAATGGCGAAATTTTAATAAAAACGAGCATTTAACAAAAATTAACATTTCGTTAACAATTTTCTTAACGAAAAACATAAACATTTTTCGGTTCAAATGTTATAATAAAGCGATTCGCGGGCTTCGCGCACACGCCAAAAGCAACGCTTAATAACTGCAACGAAACATAACTCTTCCTGTTAACACTGTAAAATAACTTTTTCTTTTTTTTGGGTTTTTTTTCTTTTGTAAAAATGTGTAATCTTCGATGTATAATTAAAAATGTTAAAGAAATTAATGATGTTAAAGTAGTTATAGGGTTAAAAGGATAAAAAGGTTAAGTTTGAAAACACCTTTGAAATTAAGTAAACATAGTTTGGCCCAGTTTTAAAATAAATAAAATTTTATATTGTTAACAGAGTTAAATTTTATTAGACATAGTTGGCCCAGTTTTAAAATAAATAAAATTTTATATAGGATAAATTTTCTTCATATATTTATCACTTTAATATGAAGAAAATTTTGTGAGGGGAAAGAAAAAAGTGAAGTTTATTTTTTACTACTAATAGGAAATCGTTCATTCGGTTTCCTATTTTTTTATATAGATATATAATAAAATTATAATATTTTGGAAATATACACCAGAAATAGTGATGACAGCAAATATCAAGATAACATTATTGAATTTGATGACAGAAGGGAAATGTTGTTATCGCAATTACGGATTTTATTTTCGACAAAACCTGGTGAAGTTGCTTCTGACCCAGAATTTGGATTTTATGAAGAGCAATATATGTTTAAAACATATATTGATGAATATCAAATAAAATCTGATTTGGCTACACAGTTCACAAAATATATCCAACCTTATTTTAATGATTTTAAGATTAATTTTGATGTTTATAGTTCAACTACTAAAACTGGCAGTTTGGTAGCAGTTCTTGACGTTTACATTGATGATATAAAAGAAATGCAATTAATTATATAATATGCCAATAGGAGAATTAATATTTGCACCAAAAACAACTTTTGAATCTTTTAGAAAAGAGGCATCAAAAGTTACTGCACATGGTAATGTTTATGACCCTTTATTATCTAATATATTACGATATATGGGAGATTATTCTCGTGACCCTGTTCGTAGTATGGAATCAATAATGAGAAATATTGGTGTTCTTGAAAAATTAGATACCACATCTGATGCTGTTCATTTTGACCGTTCATCTATATTAGATAGATTACAAGATGAAAATAGCTTTTTAAATTTACCTGGAATAAGGAATTTGCCTTTAGGTGATTCGGCAAGGGCATTAGGGAACGTTTTACAAGACGAATTGGCAAGAACCAACCCAGAAGACCTAATGTCACCGCAAGGTCGTAAGAAGGTCATGGATAGAATTAAAAAAGGTGTAGAGAGAGAATTTAAGGAAAGAGGTAAATCTTTTGCAAGAGGTGTTGTTCAAATAGGTAAAGATGTTACAAGAGGTGCTATCAATGCTATATTAAGAGGCGATTTTACTTTATCTGATACTAATTTGTTAATAACAGATTCAAGGTTATCTTATGCTTATAATAAAGCAGAGATTAACACAAAATTTCATAAGAAATCAATAAAAGGAGAGGGTTCAGATGCTAAACCTTCAGATAAACCTATGCTTGGTGTAACTTCTGTAATTAACAATTGGGAAGTATTTAGATTAAATAGAGTGAATACAACAAGTGGTGATGATGTTATTACTGATTATTTAATGTTAGACAAAGAAGGTTTTAGGAATTATACATCAGAAGAATCAATTAATCCAACGACTGGTGCTATAATACAACGTTATTCTGCTGTAATAAATAATCCGACACCATATAAAGCTGCTGATTTTTTATGGTTAAAGTATTATAATAAAATTCCTAATACACAATTGGTTACATTAAGAAGATATTTTTATCCTATTGATGACAAATTTAGAAAAACGCATTTATTAGAACAAAAAACAAAAGTTGATGGATGGGGCGTAGAACCAGTTGCTCAAATGTTAACATATTATGGTGGAAATAGTGGAAATAGTTTAAGCGATATATTAAGTTTAGCATGGTCAATGGGATGGAAACAAGTTACCAATACACCAAACATTAGAAATATTGAAAACATACCTTCCATAGCTTTTCCAGATTTAGGTAATATTTTAGATAAATTTTTAAATAATACAGATATAGGTAGAGCATCTAAAAGTGCTACAAGTGCGGCTGCTGGTGTTTTATCGAAAAGTGCTTCTGTTTTACCAGGTATATCTAAATTAAATGATGTAATGTCAAGTTTGACAAAAAAGTTTCCTAAAATGAGTGGTAGCACATTGCAAGATTATCAAAAATCAATAATAGATTATGCGTTAATGGGTATGGGATATGGCGACCCAACAAGAATAGGTAGTCCAGCATTAAAAAATGAAATATCAACATACAATCCATATAAATCTGGAAATTCATTAGACGATAGAGTTGTTGGCCCAGTAAACTTTGTTGAAGGTTCACATATTAGAGATAGAGGGTTATTGGGTGGGCTAAATACATTCACATTGAATTTTGAATATTCTTTGAAAAGTATTGGTCATATAAATGCTAAAGTTGCAATGCTTGATATATTATCAAATGTTATGGCGTGTACATTCAATCATGGTAATTTTTGGGGTGGCTCTTATAATTTTTTTATAACAAGTGATGGTAAATATCCATTAGGTAGTATTAGATATATTCAATTGTTATATGAAGGAAAAACACAAGAAGCATCGAAAGAATTGTTAGAAACGGTAAGTAAAGCTATGGAATCAGGAAACGTAACGAAAACGTTAGATGCTGTTACTCAAATGATAAATAATGGTAATGTTAATTCCACTGACGATTCGCATTCGAGTATGGCAAACATAGAAACATCTCTTTTATCTAAATTAAAAGAAGGGTTAACTGTGGGTTTAGGTGATTTTGGTAGTTTAGACAACAATGGTAGTAAATTTTTAGAATACAATTCAGCACAATTGTTCGGGGCATTAGGTGTTTCTAATTTTAAACCAGAAATACATGCTTTAAGGACTGGCGCACCAAGCGGTTATTGGCATTTAACGGTAGGTAATCCATTTAATCCTATAGCAAGAATTGGTAATCTTATTTGTACCAATGCTACAGCTAAATTTAATGATATAATTGGCCCTGATGATTTTCCAACTGAATTAAAGGTTACTGTACAATTAAAACAATCAACAGATAGAGATTCTTCATATATACAATCCATATTTAATGATGGTTTTGGTAGATTATATTATCCAGGAAATCCAAAAAGCGGAAAATCAGTTAGAGATACTACGCCGACAGTAGAAGAAATAAAAGACGCAAATGAAAGTCAATTTGGTAAAATTATGGGTGCTATCGGAGATACTGGTAAAAAGGTTTTAAATGCTGTTAGTAATATTTCTTCGGCTAATGGTTCAACTACAGGAATGTTATCAACACAAATAGACCTTAATGTGCCAACTGCTACTGTAGCATCGGAAGATAGCGGTAAAAAGATTATTGACGGTGTTCCTAAAAGGACTTAAACAAAATTTTCGTTATTTAACATAGTTTAATTATGGTATATGTAGGAATAGATTATAGTAGAATATCACCAGCGATATGCAAACATGATACTGAAAATAACAGTATTAATTTTGTTTCTTTTTGTAGAGATAGTTTACCAAAGAAAATTTTATTTTTATCAGATTGTTCTAATTATAAACATATTAATTATCCTGTATATGTAGATGATGATGAATATACAGATAAAGAAAATTCTCGTTGTTTACATAGTTTACAATTAGCTAAAATCGTTTCTAATGAAATACCTGATAATAGTATAGTTTTTATAGAGGGATATTCGTATGGTAGTGTAGGAAATGAATTTATTAATTTGATTGTTTATCAACATACATTGCGATTAGAATTATTACAAAGAAACATAAAATTTAAAGTTTTTACTCCAAGAGAAATAAAAAAAGCAGCAGGAATAAAAAAATCAGATAAAAGAGAAATGTTGTTATCTTTTTTAAATCAAGATGATGAAAAAGTAATAAAAACGGATTTATATAAAAATATTATCAACAACAAGGACATTTTGTTAAAAACAAAAAAAATAGATAAACCATTAGATGATTGTATAGATTCGTATTTTATTTTAAAAAAAGGTTTAGAACATGCTTAATAGTTATTCATTAAAAATTTTTTCTAAAAAGAAAATTCAAGATAATAACAATAATACTATTGTTGATTTAACAAGAAGGTCTATTAATTTAGATTCTGCTTCTAATGTTAATTTTATTACGTATGTTATTGTTAATGATAGATATGAAGCAAGACCACATTTAATTTCATATGATTATTATAATACAACTGAATATTATGATATTATTTTAAAATTTAATGGTATATCTAATCCTTATTCTATACAGGAAGGTGATATTATTTTTATACCTGATTTGAACACTGCATTAAATTCTGTAAAAGATGATTTAGATATTTATGATTATTTAAATTCCGATAATGTTTTTACATCTGATAATAATATTAGAAATGTTTTTAAAAAAATAGATAATAAAAATTATGACCCTATTTCTGATTTTAATAATGTTTTTGATAAAATGATAACAGATAAAAAAATACAGGAAGATGGAACAAGATTACCACCAAATATATCTGATTTTGGTGATAAACAATTTATAGTCAAAGGTGGTTCTGTTCATTTTGCTCCTGATGTTACAAAATGTAATGTTCCACCAACTAAAGGTGAATTTGTTTCTCGTTTAATAAAAAATAAAATTATCGGTTAATGATTGCTTCGCAGATAAAAGAAATAATTAAACCTAAAGTTCAATTAATAGATTTAACATTAATGAACGGTATGGTTACTGTTGGTGATGAATCTGTTCCACCACAAGCGATACATGGTAATTTTTATCCGTTGATATTGGTTAATTTGAAATTAATAGAACCTGATGATATTATAAGTATGGTTATAGATAGTAATGGAGATATACCAATATTGCGATTATCTATAAAAGTTAGTTCACACGAATTAACAGGAATTGGTTTTATATATGATTCAGAAATTGTTTCTGTGTTTATGAGGTCAAGTGATGATTCTATTAAACCTATACGAAATGATTTTGAAATATTAAATGCTTATTATGATATACCAAACACACAAGAATTAGGGAAATATACATTAAATATTGTTGGCAGATTAAGACTTCCATATTTTTATGAAGAAATACAATTATATCGAAAAGATACATCGTATAATGTAATGAAATGGTTGTCTTCTGAATTGGGAATGGGATTTGCTTCTAATGTTGATAACACCGAAGATTTTATGGGGTGGATAAATAATTCATCTGTTGGTACATTTATAAAAAATATCACAAAAAATTCTTGGAAAGGTAGTTCTTCTTTTTTTAAATCATTTGTTGATAATTATTATCATATAAATTTTATAGATGTTAATAAGCAATTAACATTGAAAAATTTTAAAAACCCATCGTTATTATCTTCTGATTATTATATAAATAATAAAAGTGGGGATATTTTTAATGAATTAGTTGAAAATTCTTGTTTAACTAATTATCCAGAATTTAACACAAGAAATGTTTATATTGAAAAATATGATATAATAAATAATTCTACATTAATTTCTAATAAAAAAGGATATTATAATGATGTTGATTTTTATGATTATACTGTAAAAAATAGATTTAAAAATCTTGTTGATAATAATGAAATTTCTGCATTATATGATAATGAAATGGTTGAAAATAAAAATCATTTTCCTTTACGTGGAAATTATAAAGAAAAAAATATTTTTAAGAAAAGTAAAAATATATGGTTGGATTATCAATTTAGTTTGCCTGATGGTAATGTTCATAAAAATTATTTTATGTCCGAATATCATAATGATTTAAATAATAAAGAATTAGAAAAATTAAAATTAGAAATTACGCTTCCGAATATTAATCATAATTTATATAAATATCAAAAAATAAATGTCGCTTTATTTTTTTATTTGAATCAGAAAAAAGCAGTTCTCGAAAAAATGCAGTACAGTAATAAAAATTTAAATTCAGAATACCAAATAACATTAAATTCAACATTATCTGGTGAATATATTATTTCAGGGATAATGTATTATTATAATAAAAGTAGTTTAAAAATTTCACAAAAATTGCAATTAATTCGTAGAGAATGGTATAATACTATTATTGATAAATATAATTAATAACAATTTCTAAAAAAATATATACCATATTGATTATCTATTAAAAGGAAAAATATGGTATATAGTCCAAAAATATTATTATTAGGCGATATTGGTGTTTCGGATGTTGATAACATAACATCAATTCCTGTATTTTATGGGGAAGAAATGAAATATGATTGTTATTTCAACAATGATAATAGTTCTATTTTAGATTTAGTTAAAAAATATAATATTGATGTTATAATTTTTGTTGGGGATATTTCAATATATGAAAAAGAAATATCAGAATGTTATTTTTCTATTTGTAGAAAAATGTTACATTTTAATAATAAAGATGAAATACGTGGAGATTATTTATATAATTGTTTTATTGATTCCATATTAAATAACGAAAGAAATAACGAAATGCCGTTAATTTCTGTTTTTACTCCTGTTTATAGGATAGGTGAAAGATTTAGAAGAGTTTATGATAGCATGTTGTCACAAACTTATACTAATTGGGAATGGGTTTTATTTGATGATTCTGATGATTCTGATGTTACATATAATATGTTGAAATCTTATGCTGAAACTGACGGAAGGATTCAGTTATATAAAGCGAATAAAAAAACTGGAAAAATAGGTGAAAGCAAACGAAGAGCAGCATCTTTATGTATTGGTAAATATTTGGTGGAATTAGACCACGATGATGTTCTTTTAGAACATGCGTTAGAATGTGTATATTTAGGGTTCGATGAATATAAAAATGAAAATGCTAAATTTTTATACACTGATTCTTGCGAACTTATTGAAGGTACAGATGTTTGTGTGGATTATGGAGAATGGGGTCATGGTTTTGGATATGATTATAATGTTATATATAAAGAAAAAAAATATTATGTTCATAGGACACCAATAAATTGTAAAACTATAAGACATATAATAGCTGCTCCTAATCATATTAGAGCATGGGAAAGAGAATTTTATCATCAAATTGGTGGACATAATCCAAATTTACATATAGCTGATGACTATGAAATAATGGCTCGTTCTTTTTTGTACACAAATTTTATACATGTTCCTGTTTTTTGCTACATTCAATATATGAATGTTGGCGGTAATAATACACAAGAACCAAGAAGAGCAGAAATACAAAGAGCAGTATCAAGATGTATGATGTATTATGATACCGCTATTCATGAAAGGTTTAAACAGTTAAATGTCGAAGATTTTGTTTATGATGAAACAACAAAACGTTCAAATATAAATATTCCGAATATACCTTATGTTAAAGATGTTTCATTGAAAACAAGTTTCCAAAATAATAAAGAATTTGAATTATTATGTTGATAAATTTGTACGTGGTTTTTTAAAACACACTTACGGTAGCGACGATAAATTACAGTATGAAGACCCGACGTTTTTAACGTTTAGATTGTTGTTTGATTATTCTCCATTATATGATAATGATGAAGTTCAACAAAGTCTCTTATTGGGAGAATATGAAAACGAATCAGCTACTATGTATTTACGTAGAAAAAAATATTTAGATAAAGCAGAAGCGTTAAAAGAATTTATTTGGTTATTGCAACGAATTGAAAATGAATTTCCCTGGTTTTTTAAATCTATTACGGGTGTTGGTAATTTATGGAAATGGGGATACCCAGTAAACAATAAAATAGATTATTCTCCAGTACAATTAACTATTGATTGTTTGGAATCATTAGATTTTCGTATGACTGTTCTTGCTGATTTGTATAGAAAAGCATCATTTGATAGATTATATGGTAGAGACTTACTTATTGATAAAAAACGTTTTAATTGTAGGCTTATAGTTGGTGAAGCAAGACAGTTAAAAACATTTGTTGAAAATATAGATACGCCAAAATATAATTGGTTGAATCATTTTAATGCCATTGTTTTTAATTTATATGATTGTGAATTTGATTTTTCAGATTCTTTTGGTGATATGATTAGTGCAGAAAAACCAAATATGGCTAATCAAAAAATAAAAATAAATGTTGGTAGAGTTAAGGAATCTAATAATTATAAAAGTTTGGATTATATTCTTGGTGATATGAGACGAGATATTGTAATAAGAAAAGGCGGTAGTGGAGCATCGTATCGTGATGATATTGAAGTTACCGATTTTAAGAATATAGTTAATCCAGTATTAGATTATTTTAATGATTATCAAAATGTGAATGATATTGCTGGATTATTGAATTATGAAATATCAAGTACGAGTGATGATTTTAAATATCAAATGTCAGTAAACGATTTTGTATTAAAAACAATAACTACTAAATCTCTTGACACTATTGATGTCCAAAATATAGATTATAATGATAAATTTTCTGATTTAGATGTTCAAGATGTTTCAATTAAAAAGGATTTTGATTCTATTGATATTGGTGATGTTAATATAAATAAAGACTTTTTTGAGCCAGATATACAAATACCAAAAATAAATAATAAAATAGATGATTTTGACATATCTAATATTAAAATTAACGATAAATTAAACGACGTTGACT